TCTGCTGACCCTTTACGACAATCTCACTGAACGCCGCGCTTAGGTCGTGATCGGCGCTGATCTCAACATAGTCGCCGCGTTCAATTGACCCCGCATAGGCGGCATTGCTGCCATCATACAGCCGGAAATTGCCCGCTGTGTCGGCAATGACGGTTAGGCCATCGCGTTCGGCAAGCTGTTTGACAATCTCGAACGGCGGCTTTTCGACTTCCACCTTGAAGCCCTCGCGCCCGATCGCCTTCATCGGCTTATCAAAGCTGGCGCTGATCCCGTAAGGCTTCAGCACCGCCGCAATGATCGCTTCGGGGCTGGTGTTTTTCCAGAAATACGGGCCAAGGTGCGAACATTCTGCCGCGTCAACGCCCTTGCTCGCGCCTTCAATCGTGATCGAATGCGAAGACGAACTGATGTTGACGCCGTATTTGCGGACATACCCTGAAAATATCAGGTTGCCGTCAATGTAAACGTCAACAACCGAGCCACCCTTGACGTTCCAGCGCGCGATCTTGTCGAGCGCCATGTCAGTCGTTTCCATATTGAAGCTATGGGCCGCCTGATCCAGCGACTGCTTAACGCTAAACGATTTCCATTGCGTCCATTCAATGCCGTCGCATACCAGCGAAAACTTGGAAGGGGTCAGGCTTGGCATTCGTAAACAGCCGAGTTCATAGCCGCCCCCGATACGCCGCCCGACAGCCCGATAATTTCAGGCGCGCGTTCGATCGAACCATAGAGCCTGTAGGAGAGCGCTAGAGCGTTGTATTGCCCGGTCAGGGTAACGCGGCACGGCACCGTCATGGCGCGCCCCAGAGAGGCTATCAGGCCGTCTATAAGCAAGGTGGTAGTCGCGTCATCAATCGCCGCCTTGATTGCCTCTGCACGAACGCGAAAGTCAGCCAGTTCGGCAGGCGTGACGTTGTCTGCAATCGCCTCGAAATAATAGCCCAGCGCAATCAGCGCGGCCATGTTCGCCTGATCCTCTTCTTCGACAGACCCGGTTATGCGAACCTCAGACGCGGCCCGGTGAAATGCCACCGCCTGCGCGCTATCGGTCCCGGCATTGGTCGCCACCGCCTCAAACACGTCGGCTGCCTGATTGAAATTGGTCGCTTGATTGCGCGTGGCATTCATTGCCCGAATGCTGGTGCGTACGCCGATCAATGAGCCGATGCCCATGAACTGGCGGTTTAGGTTCGACAGGTAGCCCCGCACATTGTCGTATGCGTTAAAGACCTTGGCTATATCGCGGTAAAGATTGAAGCGCGGATACCACCACTTTTCAACGCCATCGAGATATCGCTTCAACCCGAACGCAACAATCTCATCACCGTTGCCATCACCATTCAAGTAAGGCTCTAGGCCCTTCTCGACCAGTTCAATCGTGAACTCGACATAGTTCAGCTTTTTGCTGTCGAGCGAAAACGACCAGTCAACAATGGTGACTTCGTAGGTGCGGTTTTCGGTCGGCTCGAAGAACTCAACTGCGCCGGTCGCCTGCCATTTGGCCTTCGCCTCGGTGAACTTATCGCGCCAGCCGATGCCGACAAAGGCCCCTTTGAGGGACCACCTTTGCGGCTTGTCGCCTAAGTCCTCATTGTAGTGATCGTCACGGAAAGGATATTCGTTAGTGACAATCCGCCTGCCGCCGCTGTTATCCGAAGGCAGAATTTCAAAAGGGATTCCCGCCAGCATGGCAACGCCGAACTGAACGTCGCAATCTTCCAGCGACTTGTTGCCAGCGGGTTGGTCCCGCCGCGAATTGCCGCCGAAGAAGTTAGCCGTGAAGTCAACCATGGATCACCTCACCGAGTGTAGAGCAGTGCACCGGGACGAGGTGGGCCATTTTCTGACATTGGCACCCTAACCTGCCCGGTTTTCTTGCCGCTTTCATTGCGGATAATCACGTTTGCGTAGCCTTCCATTGTGCCGCCACGCTTCAATCCGGGGGTGCGGCTTACAACACCATCCGCTGCCTGCGCACTTGCTGGCCCGCTAATTGTCCCAACCTGTGCGAATGAAGGTGCAAAGGCGTTCCACTTGGCAATCAGCGCATTCACAATATCAATGATGCTCTGGACCGCGCTCATTGCAGCGGCTTTAATGCCATCCCATGCCGCTTGCGCGAGGCCCTTGATCGCGCCCCATGCCGCACCGACCGTTGCGACCAGCAACTTCCAAGCCAGTCCGCCGATGAACTTAATCACCGCGAGCATTATCTTGCCAGCAATCATTATCCCGCCCACGAGGAGCGCTCCGACTTTTCCCCAATCAACATTGGCGAACCAGTTGGCGATATTGGTGCCGATGGTTTCGCCCAATTGCATCCAGTTTATCATGGAAATCTGATCGCTGATCTTGGTCCCGAACTCCTGAAACCATGCCGCAATGCCAGACCAGTTGATTGATCCGAACCAGTTGGCAATCATATCGCCAACTTCCTCGCCCTTGGCAAACCAGTCAGTATCGGCGAAGGCCATGATGTAATCGCCAGCCGTGCTTATGGCCGATCCGATCATTGGCCCGATGCTGTCCCAGTTTTCATAGAGCGCATATGCACCAGCAGCGGCACCTGCAGCAGCAAGTCCCCAAGGCCCAAATGCCATTGCAGCCCGCGCTATCATAGGGCCAAGCCGGATCGCGCCGTTCGCCAAAGCGCCAAAGCCCTTCGTTCCGGCCACCATCCCAATCGCCTTAGATACGCCGCCCAGCCCGGTGACTAGCGCCGTCCCAAAACGAATGGCGTTGATGGCAACCAGCGCCATCGCGATTCCAGGGAGCCATTCGACAACCTTGGCCAGCAATGGGATAATGACGGGCAGGGCTTCAACCAGCCCAATAAAGCCGTCGCCAACTGCCTGCCAGTCGATCTTTTCAACCGCATCGGCAAACTTGTCGAAAAACTTAGTGAGGCCGGACGAGATAATGTCCTTGTTCGCAATCATAAACCCGTTGAAGCGGTCGATCAAACCGGACAGCGCCGGGATCGCAGCGGCCCCAACAGTCATTTGCAGAGCCATCATGCCTTGGCGCATATCCGCAAGCCGGTCCTGATAGTCCGAAGCCATCTTTACAGCGTCGGGCGTGATGACGCCGGTGATCTGCCTAGACCGCGCAAATGCCTTATTCAGCGCGTCAATGTCCGATACCGCACCTGCAAAGGCGGGGCCAGCGCCCTTGCCATAGAGCGCCGCTGCAACCGCCGCGCGCTCGGTCGCGTCCGTGATTGTCGAAAGGTATCCAAGCGCGATCTTGTTCGCTTCCGTTGCGTCCTTTGCGCCCTTAAGCTGGTTTTGCAAAGCGGGCGGAACATTTGCCAGTGCTTTGCCGCTGATCTTGAGCTTGCCCAGCGTTACCGCAAATTTAGTCAGGCCAGCATCAACTTGCCCAGCATCAACACCCGCCTTGCCCATCGCGCTGCGAAGGTCTTTCAGGTAGTTGATGTTGACGCCCATCTTGGCCGATGCTTCATCAAGCCCGTCCACGAACTCCGAGTATTTTTGCGCCGCGTTAAGCACATAGCCGCCAGCCGCTACAGCCGCAGCACCAGCCGCCGCAGCAACCCCGGCAAGGCCAAGCGCCGCAATCCGTGCCTTGCCAGCCACGCCAAGCAAGCCCTTTGATGCCAGATCATCGAACTTGAGAATATAGCGCGCGACGATATCATTAGCGGCCATGACTTATCCCTTCGCCGCTTTTGCGATTGCCTGATTGGAAAGATTGACCGCGCCCAACACGGCCTCGGCCTGCCGCACGTTCATGCGGCGAACCTCGGACCATGACAGCCCGCACACCTGGGGATTGATTAGGTGGCCGACCAGTGTAGGGATTCGTTCAACCGCAGCCGGATCATAGAAAGTGGTTAGCTTTCCGTCCCTAAGTCGAACGGACTGTCTACAACCAGCGTAAGCTGAAAAAAACCGTCCGCCGCACCCCGCGCCTTTGATAGCGCACTGCGACCAACGGCCCTCAGATTAGCCGGTTCATCAAGATCGACATTCGCCATCGCGGCAAAAAACCGCTTGAACTTGGCCGCGTTCTTTTTGATCCGGTCTTCGGGTGCCGCGTCCTTATCGAATACGAACTCATAGGGCTGGCCAATATCCATGAACAGGCCCAGCACACCTTCGCAGTCCAGATCAATTTCCAGAACCCGCGTCAATTCGCCGTGCTTATCGACACATTCCCCCGCCATCTCAAAGCGATGGACCGAGGGAAGTGCATCAAGCTGATCCTTCGCTGCGTTGCGGAACTCGGCAAGGTCGGCTTTGGCTTTTTCAAGCTCGGCGGCGTTCTGCTTTTTGTCGGTCACGAAATGTCCTTTGAAATATAGGCCCAGCGAAAGCCTGCGGATACGCTATTGCGAATTATTGCCTGCCTAATGCATGGTGCGGCGCGATTGCCCGATGTAGGTCCGTCCAGTTTCCACGTTGCGGATCGCATAGATCCCGCAGGCGCTCCGGTGTTGCATTTCATCGAAGGGGGTAAGATAGGGCATATCAGCCATTCGATGCTCCTACATCGTTTCGGTTAGGGCCGCGCGGTGGTGAGACACCGTTGCGGCCCGTTTTATTGGCAGATTCCTATCAAACTTGCAAATGGTTAGCTAGGTTGGCGAATAATACGGGCTTCGTAACCGAACTCAAAATTCTTTACGGTGCGTTCGAACAAACTGAACTCTGGCTCACCCTGGAGCAGGCAGTTGACATAGTGATATTCAATATAGCCATCCGGCCCAGCCAGACCCGGCGCACAATCTTCATTGATTGCAACGGTCACGTTGAACCGCTTTGATCCGCAGCCCGTGAAAAATTGCTGGATCGCGTCAAATTCGCTGATGTCCAGCTTAACGTCATCAACCTTAACGGTGCGAACGCGGCTTTCAGTTGTGGCGTAAATCTTGCCGGAGCGTGATGCTTCAACGGTGTTAGAATAGGGCAAGAAACTATCGACAACATTGCCCATAATTTCCCAAGCTTCCCCATCGATGTAGAGGCGCGCGATTGCCATTGTATTTCTCCAAAAAAAAGGCCCGCCGAAGCGAGCCTTGGAATAGTTATTTGCGGGGGGTGGTTAGATGGTCCGCAGCGTCACGATGGTGCAGCAGAACTGTTCAACCAGCGTCGGATAAGCGGTGATGCCAATGCAGCCGGTGTCTGGATCAATCGTCACAGAAAGGCTGCCAACGAACCCTTCCAAGTCCTGCACCAGATTGTTGTCCGACAGGTTGCTGGCGAGCGTGATGACGTAATTGCGAACCGCCGCGATGGTCGCCACGCGGGTGGAATTGCCGCCGACAATGCCATCTGCACGGAACGAATAGCCGGTATATTTGGCGGTCAGGCGCTCGCGGAAGTAGCGGCTGATGCAGGCCTGCATCGCGGGCTTGTTGACGCTGCGCAGGCTGTAATCCAGCGTGCCGTTATTCGCGACGGTGTAGGTGCTAACCGCGCGCCCGATTACAACGTCATTGTTGCGCAGGACGTTGAAGTAGCCAACGCCAGCCTCAACCAGCGCCGCCTTTTCAGCGTCCGTATATTGGTCCGCAATAGCCGGGGCGAGCATCGCAGGCATAGGCTGCCCGGTCAGGCTGGCTGCGATATTCTGCGCCGCGCAATTCAGGTTGCCATAAGCAACGCAGCCATATGCGGCGCTTTCCAGATAGGACGGGGTGAGCGCGCCGTCCGCAGCCTGATAGCTTAGGAGCGCGTTATTGGCGTTCTGCCCGAAGACAATCGCAGCCGAAGCATCGCCATAGAACACGCCATAGGCGCGGCTATTTGCTCCGCCGTTCCACTGGCCGCAGACATAAGCCGACACGGCGGCAATCGCGTTGTCATCGGTGTAGGGGTTAACGACAAATTCAAAGCCCTCCGAAACAGCAGCAAGGCCAGACAGGTCAATGTTGCCAGTTGCCGCAGTGGTGGCGACCGCAACGGTAACGTCGCTGGCCGAAACAAGGTCAGGCCGGTTCGCATAGCTGGTGCGAACATCAAGGAAGCCATCGACTTCGCCAGTGCCGTTCGTGGTGATCGTCACCACATTCGCGGCAACAATCACAGTCAGCGACGGGTCATTGATGGTCGCTTGCAGCTTGTCCGCAACGGTCGCGTCGGTGTCAACCGTAGGATCGAAAAACACCTGATAGGTGCGGCCATTGACCCAAAGGTAAATCACCCCAGATGACAGCGCACCAGCAACGCCGGTCACAGTCACGTCAGCGGTGCCAGCCGTTCCCGATGCCGGGGCGGTGTAGACGTAAACCTCTGCGGTCGGGCAGCCGTCCCAGAACTCGTCAATCATCCGGTTGAGATTGCTATCAGCGCCGAACTGGGCGGTGCGGGTCGCAGGGAAAACCTGATGAACGGTGCCGTCCGCAGCGGTGCCAGTCGATTGGCCGATAATCAGCACCCGGTCATCATCGGTGCCAAGCTGCTGCTGCTGGTCAATGACGACATTCACGCCGCACAGTTCAGGGTAGAAATTGGTAGTGCAGTCTTTCAGTTCAGCCATGACGGCCTCCAAAAAAAAGGGGACCGCGAGGCCCCCAGGTTTCAGTGATTCAATTTCCGCTCAGCAGTTTGCGTCAAGCGGGGTTAGGTCGGTGAAATCAAAGCAAAGCGGCACGTCATCGCAGCCCTGCTTTTCAATGCATTCTCTGGTTATTAAGTTGAGTGTCATTCGCCGGATCGTATAATCGCCGCCGAATGCGCTATCATCGCGCGTATCAACCCTGACTTCATTGCCGCGCGTCCAGAGCATGAAGGATCGAAGCGTGTCGCCAGTGCTGGCGTCAATGAATGATTGATAGCTAAACAGCCGGTAAAGGATGCGCTCCTCCACCTGATCCAGAATGTCTTGGCGCTTGCGTCCGCTCGCGTCGTGGCAGACAATCTCGATCCATAGCGTTAATTCAGTGCGGTCAACTTTCGTCGGCTCCAGCACATAATTAACCCGGTCAAAGCCGAAAACCACCGCAATGCTTTCTGGCCGCAGATCGTAACTGGCCTCGGCATCTTCGAATAGCTGGTGCGTCTCATGGTCAAAAACGTCCGGCCTTTCGCCGTCGCAATTGGTCCACAGAAAGCCCGTCTCACAACCCGGCCCTTGCGGAACCGTATCGTGCCAGAGCAGCGCCAACAGATAGCGCCGCAGTTCTGCCCGTTTCAACATCATGGGCACTCCGGCGCGGTGGTGCAGAGCAAGTCGCCTTGCTCTTCGAAAAATTCCAGCCTTGCCGAACTACACTTGTCGCTGAGCACAAGCTCAATGTGGAGATAACCAACATGGTTCACATCCACTCGTTTGACGTTGTATGTCAGGCCGCGAATCTCGAATTGAGAGCCGCGTTCAGGTCTTACGGAATCGCCTTCACGGTAAAGTTCAGGCTTATCGGCAAAGTGATCGAGGTATCCCCAAAGCTGCGGGTTTGCGCCGCTAACCAGATAGTCGCCAGCCGTTGACGCGCTGACAGGGATATATTGATAATTGACAACAACCCATTGCGGGGTGCCGCCAGACGGTATGTGGCGCACATATTCCCCGCTATGGGAGAGGCGCGCCTCAACTAGCGTTGCGTGAAACTCCGGCCTTTGAATTACAAAGGCTGGCGGGGTGAATATACGCATCACTTACCCCGCAGAATATCCAGCTTAAGGCGCACTGACTTGACCGCCCCGCGCAGCTTCGCCGCTGCGCTGGTAGTGTCGCCGCTTGCAAGGGCGGTCAGCCCGTCAATGAATAGCTTGCGCCCAGCGACACACACGCCGCAGCCCGCCTTGAATTTGGAAACGGCCTCGTAAAGCCGCACCGCTTCGGCCTGATCGGTCGGGCTGCCGGTTTCAGCATAGCGCGCAATAGCAGCCTCTAGACGGGCCTGGGCGTCAGCATGGCCGTTCACATGATGGCGGATCACTGGCCGAGCTTTGCAATCGCCGAGCGTAAACCAAATGCGGCAAATGCGGCAAGAACGATCTCGCCATAGTTGCCGCTGAAATCAACGCCGGGAACGTCTACGCCGATCAATCCTTCGATCACGGCAACTGCAACAGCAAGGCCAAGCGCAATGTAAGTTTTAAAACCGTTCATTTTCAAATTCCTTATGCTTCATTCGTGGAAAGTTTGCCGCCCGCCTTGACCTGATAGGGCTTGACGCTGGCGGGCTGGCCGATCTTGAAATAGGGCCGCCGGATCGCAGTGCAGCGCGTCTTGGCAATGCGCGTGATAGTCACCGCGTCCGATTGGTTGCCGCCCAGAACGTGATAGGCGCTCTCGTCCTCGGCAATGTAGAAGCCAACATGGCCGCCACCGCCTGGACGCTTGAAAACCAGAATATCGCCAAGGCCCGCTTGATGGCTTTTCGCCCCAAACTTAGCCCAGTTGGCAGCCCACAAAGGGCTGCTGATAACGGGGTAGCCCGCGCGGTGAATGACGACCGCTGCGAGCAGGCCGCACCATGGGATTTCATCTCCGCCGTAAGCCGCCACCACGTCCTTCGTGATCTCGCGCGCCCAGCCCATGATGACCGGGTTATCAGCGCCGCCGGGGAACTCTTTAGTCCCGTGCAATGCCAATGCCTCGCGCACGACTTTGGGAAGCGGCCCGATTGCACCGAGCCACTCGTAACCTTTGGGAAAGGGCATGGTGCCCTCCTATGTTAGGGTTAGCGTTTGCAATCCAGCAGATGGCCGTTCCAAGTAGGCTTGAACTCGGCATCGCCGCTCTTGATCTGCATACAGGACAGGTTGCGCCCGCGAACATAGACCAGCGCCACAGTGCGCCCGTATTTGTCGCGCCCGACAACGCGGTAACGAACCGTCCGCCCGCGCGCCGCCTTAATCAGTGAATCGCGCGAGGCAGTCCATCGCTCCATCGTGCAAACCCGGCCACGCGGCGCACAATAGGCGGGCTTGTCCGGCGCATCGATCCCGGCGAGGCGAAGGCGCGTGCCATCGCCGCAGCGGATGCTGTCGCCGTCCGTCACCACGGGCGCGGTGCAGGTCAGCAATGCCGATGCCAGGATTGTTGCCGCGCTCATTTCGATTTCAACTCCACTAGGATATTGTCCAGCTTGTCGTTGATGGAACTTAGCACGGTTTCAACCTTGACCAGTCGCGCGCTATGGTCCGCGTGAATTTCCTCGGTCTTGGCGATCTTGCCAAACACCTCATCAAACCGGCGGCTAAAGTTATCCATGCGCTGCGCCGCTGCGTCCATGCGGCCACGTAGCGTGTAGTAGAACCCCGCCACGCTGAAGGCCCACAGGACCAGCGCCACAGAGATTGTGATGGCCGTAGGCAGGCCGATGGTCGCAGCTTCGATCATTTCCGTTTTTCCTAGAGGCCGAGATATACAAATGCGTTGGCGCTCATTGTGCGCGGCTTGGCTTGGGTGCAGAGCGCCATCAGCCCGCCGATAATCATTAGGACGGCCTTTTCGCTGGCAGGTGGCAGCGGGACGAAGGTCAGGAACCCGACAAGGGCGACCAGCAGGATTAGGAAGATGAGGGCCGCGCCCTTCTCAAACCAGCGGTCTACGGTCATGCGGGCTTTACCTTCTTGGCCTTCTTGGGTTCCTTGCCGTCTTTAGGATTGCCATCCCTATCCAGCCCCGCCCTGATGTTCGCTGCCTCGACGGCGGCGTCTACCTCAGCCATGCGCTCGTCGTTGTGGCCCGTCACCGCCTTGAGATGCTCGCTGTCGAACTTCTCCTGCGCAGAGGCGAGCGCCGCGTCACGCGCAGCGTCGGCGTCGGCGACAACTTTTGCGTGGATGTCAAGGATCGTGGTGCGCTCGCTTCCAAGAGTCTCGCGTGCGGCCCGTTCGTCGTCAAAAAATTTGGACATTATGCGCTCCTAGATAAGCTGGCCGGTCGGGGCGTAGGCAGCGGTGCCCATCCCGACATATTCGCCGCGATTGGTGTTCGCCGCCGTCAGCGCGCGATTGCTCGGCATGATATGCACGATGTTGGTGTGGTTGAACGCGCCGGTCGTGAGGGTGCCGGTCAGCCGCTTATGGCAATACAGTAGCTGCCCACCGTTGTGGACAACCGCCCCTGCGCAACGTCTACGCGCTGCGCACTAGCCGCTGTTCCTGACTGCACGAATGACCCCAACGCTTCGGTGGCGATATAGTTGTTACTGCCGCCGCCCGTCGAATTGTTGATGACGATGCTGCTGCCGTTCTTGGCTTGCAGGTTGCTGTTGGCCTTTGCGGTTACTACACCGTTGAAGCTGATGACCCCCGCGTCGGAAGCCTCGCACAGCGTAGCGGCGGTGTTCGCGGTGCAGTTAGTGAAAGCGAAACTACCGTCCATGCACTTGATGCGGTTCACACTCTGCGCGCCAGTCGTGCCGGTCATGCTGATCGCGCCAGACAAGCCAGTGACGACGCAATACAGGATGCTGTTCGCCGCACCGCTGCACGAGATATTGATCAAGCCGCGCTCGCCCATGTCAATATCGTTGATGTTGTCAGTTACCGCGCCCGTGCCAGTCAGGGTAACGCGGCTGGCAGCCCGCATACCCATGCGGGTCAGGTTGTAGCTGCGGTCGCCGCTCTGCACGTCGATACTCGACGATCCGGTCAGGCCAGACTGTGTGACGTTGAGCACACCAGTGCCGCGATGATAGATATAGCTGTTGCTCTCGACGCGGGTCGTGGTGACGTTGAGTGCCCCGCCAGCAACCGCGCCTACAACGCGGATCAGTCCGGACGAGCGCAGAGTGCAGTCGTTGACAGTCACCGCCTTGTTCGACCCTGCATCGACCGTGACGTTCGTGGATGTGCCTTGCAAGGTAGTGCGGGTCATCGACAGTGCGCCACTGCCGGAGTGCGCGATAGAGCAGCTTTGGCCCAGTTCGCAGTAATTTACCGTCGCTGCGCCCGTTCCGAGCAAACTGATGCCGCCGTTGTTGCGCGTCCCCGTCATATTGAGCGCGCCCGCGCCGGTGTGGTTGATGGACCCAGACTCCGTGCTGCTTAACTGGTTAGCGTTGAACACGCCACCGGCTGCGGGACGGTTGATGCTATGGCTCTGTAAGGTGCTGTTCTGGATTGAGAAGGCATTAGGCCCCGTCGCAGTGATGCTGCCGGACACGAACTCGTTTACGCGGAACGTAGCATTGCCGGTCAGACCCGATATGTTTACCGTCGCGGTATTAAACTCGTTGTAGTAGCTGTCGCCGCCGCCGGTGTAGCCGGTCGCGTTGAAGCTGCCGCCGCCCCACCACTCGCTGTAGCGCCACAAGCCGTTGGCACCGGTAAAGTTGACGTTAGCCGCCGTGTGGATGCGATTGTCATGCATCGAGCCGGTGAACCCAGTCGTGATAAGCGTGGCACCGTGGACAGTGATGCGGAGCATCTGTGCGGTGCTTCCGTAGGTAACGGACCAAGTTGCGTTCTCGACCCGGCACCCGGTATAGGCCGTGTTGCCCCAGTCGAAGTTTGCGACTTCGGCGCCGTTGATCCCTTTGGCGACGTTGCCACGGTTGTCGGTCAGCTCCAAAACGAGCGCGCGGTCGAGATCATAGATGCCCGCCCATGCCTCGTTGTCATAGGTCGTGTTGACCTCGACCTGCTCCGACAGCTCGTTCGCGCTCACCGCGCGCAGCGTGATCGTCGTGCCAGCCACCAGCCGGTTCTGGACGTGATCGGTGATGATGTAGGGGCACTCGGCCCGCAGAGCGTTAGACGCGCGCAGGACGAGAAGGGCCGCACGCGTCATGGGCGCGGGGCAGGGGTTGCTTACTGCGTTGGCGTCGAGCCAGTCACCATGAGCCACTGTCGTTCTCCATGCGAGCGTAACTTGTCAGGGCACCCCACGAGCAAGATGCACGGAAGCACCGCACACCACGAGCAAGAGGCACGGAATCACCGCACCCCACGGGCAAGAGGCACCCAGACAAGCCACGCTCCATCATTGGGCGGGCAGGCGCGAAGCTGCGCCGATCCAGAAATTGATAATGCGCGGCTCATAGCGCGCGTCGATTGTCGCCTGCGCGTTCCCGTCAACGTCGAGGCCCGCAGGCAGGAACGGGAAGATATTGGTCGTGCAGGCAACCCGCGATGACACCGGCCCGTGGATACGCTTGCCGCGCGGATCGCTGGGATCAATCACCGACAGGCGGAACTCGAAATATCCCGGCATGAACGAGCGCACATAGGGGAAGCGGCGACCGGGGCGGCCTTGGCGGCGGCTCAGCGCGGTTGACGGGGCCAGCCCGCTGAACAGCACGTAGTTGCCCGTGTCGTCGCGGTATGGAAGGTCAACGATGCACATGAACCCAAGCATCCCTTGGGTCACGTCGATAGCGTCGTTGCCCGCCAAGATCGGCCATTCGGTCGGACGGATCGCCTGCACGGCAGGACCAACCCCGCCATGAACCCCACCATGCGTGAACGAGCCATCCCCAGAAGCGGCAGGGCCGTGGCTGGGATGGACGTAGCCGCCGCTCTTGAAGCCGTTGCCCGATGCCGCGTTCTCCCGGCCATTGAGGCGGGTGTAGCGCATCAGCTCGATCATCGGCTGATAAGTGGCGACATCATCAAGGATCGCAGCCGGGATGCCGGGAACCGTCACCTTCACCCGGCGCACGGTATTTACCTGCTGCCGCACATTGGCGGAAGGGTATCCGCCCGATACGAACACATCGACCGGCGCGGCTGACTGATAGAGTTGCACCTTGGGGGCGGGCAGCATTACGCCGCCAGACTTTTCGATCCATCCGCCAACCTGCGCCATGCCAATACTCCCGATTCAGACTTACGCAGAGGCGAAGTTAATGGCGAACACACCGGGGATTACATTGGCCGCCGGGCCGATGCTGGGGGCGTCAACGACGTTACCAGCAGTGACCGTGGCCATGTCCAGCACGTCAAACTCGATCAGCTCGATTGCGTCCAGCGAGCCAACCGCGTTATCGCCGTCGTGGTCGGCGCTGTCCCATGTGTAGGTGCCGCCCGGTGGAACGATGAAAGCCTGCTGATCGACGCCCGTGATCCCGGCAACAAAAGTGATCCGGCCACGCAGCCAGTTGCTCGTGGTGTTGAACACTGTAAATGCCTGCTGCGGTTCCTTGGGGTCAACGACAGAGACGACACTGGCACCAGCGCCGAGGGCGACGGCGAAACCGGCTGACGATTTGGTCAGGTCTGGCAAGGCTGAAAGCGAGAAAGATCCATTGGTAGTTGACATATTAAACTCCTAAATTTTAACGGCTGTAAGTTGCGGTTATGCGCTGTTCGCCGCCACCCGCATCGAGAGTGAGAGCCGAAGCGTTCATAGTGTCGGTGTTGTCAGGACTTATCGCTGACCAACTCCATGTTTCGCCTGCATCCAAAGGCACACCAGACCCCGAGTCTGCGGCAACGCTGCCACGCCCTGAAATCTGTTTTACAGTGATCGAATGAACTGCGATTGCCCCAGTGCTGGCAACAATATCCGCGACCGTGACAGTGCCGCCATTGCGCTCCATATAAACAAGAATTTCACGAAATTCAGGAACCGCAGGGCAAATGCCCACAGTAATTGATCCAGCAGGCGCATAAGATATGCCCGCAAGGTCGGTATCGACTGAGCCAGTGATAACGCCATCGCGCTTGATAAACCATCGCAGGAACGGAACCAAACCACCATCGCAATATTGCACCGGATCGCTTTCGATCTCCGGCGTATCGCAAGCGGTCAGCGCACCAATCGCGCCAGCATAAGCCGTGCCGTCAGCATTATACGCTGCAGGGGTTGGAATACCCCCGTCAATCGCAGTGATAACCAGAACAGGCGCACCCGTTACAGGGTCGCACAGAACTGCCTTCTCATAATCAATCGGAGGCGTTGCCGCTGCCGCGCAGCACGCATTTTTCATTGCCACAAAGGCAGCGGTAAACACCATGGGTTAGTCCTCGATCTGAAATGCAGAAACGTCGTCAGACGATTCTTCTTCGCGCACCTTTGGCGGGCGGCCACGTCGGCGCGGGGCTTCATCAGCGTTATCAAAAGCCTCAGCCTCAACAGCGGCAGGTTCTTCCTCAGCGGTGACGGGAGCCGAAGCCCCCGCCACCTGCCCAAGGACTTCCGACTTGGGAACCAGCCTGCCGTTCTTCAGCGCATAAACAATACGCTGGTTTGCGGCCCGCGACATTAGATGCAGTCCTCACAAGGAACGCAAACTTCAGTCGCGTCATCCGTAACCTGGACCAGCGCAGCGCCGTTGACGTTGCCCGGAACCATCAGGTGATATTCTTCCAGCCATGGGCTGAACGAACGGCACTTGCGGTTGTATTCGCGTTCAAGGTCATCATAGATGAAGTAAGGCGCAGCCGCGTCGGGCAGAAATTCCTTATTGTCGCTGGTGATGGTGCGGAAAACGCGCTGGCCGTCAAAGGCACCACGCGCCACGATCAGAATCTGGCCCGGTGCAACAACAGGCTGAAGCGTGCCGGTGTGGTCCAGATACTGCGCGAAGCTGACCCAATGACGGATCGAGCCGCCGTTGGTGACACCCTTGAACTGCACGTCATTGTAGTTCGTGAACAGCGCAGGGCCATTCGGGCCGATCGACTGATAAAACGCCGGGTTAGCGTCAAACTTGACCGCATCGCGCTCGTCATGGGCTTCGATCATGCGCCATGCAGTTTCGCCATAGACAATATCGAAACCGCCGCCGATGCCACCGCAACGGGCCATTTCGCGGCCAATGCTTTCAATAACACTGAACGGGCGAGCGCACTGGCCTCCGAAGTCATCAGCAGTGCCGGTCAGGTCAATGTTGGAAAGGGCAGCGTCGCGGCCAAAGTCAACAGTGCCCAGATTGTCGGTGTCAGACGAATGCAGGATGTAGCCGCCAGTTTTCAGCAGGGTAATAGCCTCGCTGATATGGGTGGCGCGCAGGCCATCAATCAGGCCCATCATGCCCCAATTGAGGGCTTCGTTGAAGCGGTCCAGACCAACCGGCAGCAAAGTGCCATCGGGCAGAATGCGGCGTTCGTCTACATCGCAGCCAGTGATCTTCGTTTCGGCCTTGATGGTCGGGAACGGCAGTTCGGTGAGCGTCAGGCTTTCAGCACCGGCTTTAATCAGCGGCGGGGGAAGGCAAGCGCCCGTATAAAGCAACGGATTAGCAGCGCCCTTGCTGTATTTGCGGACCTCCAGCTTTTCCGCAGTCGTGCGGCGGTCGCGGAAAAAGTAATCCAGAAACCAACCGGAATTAACCGCCGGCTGCTGGCACTCAATGAACGACAGGACTTCAACCTGCCGAGTGCAATCATGAACAAGCATCTTATTTTCCCATAAAAAAAGGCCCGCCGAAGCGAGCCTTGAGGGGTGGAATTTGAAAAACGCGGTTTAGAACTTGAGGTATTTCACCACGTTGATGAGATTGGGGACCATCGCCCACCATGCCGCCTGATCAGTCGGCGAAGCGCCAACCGCAGTGGCAATGTCAGCCCATGCCATCTCGGCCACGAAGGTCTTGACGGTCAGGACTTCCGAGCCAGCAACAACCGGCTCCTTCGGGGTGGTGACAATGCCAATTGCGCCAACGCCATCAGGCGCAGGCTCGACAGTGCCAGGAGCAACGCCCAGCTTGACCGGCATATTGTCAGGGTAGTTCGTGCCAACCACGCCCTTGAACGCGACGGGATAGCCGCACTCATCGTGGTCCCGAATGATCGGATTAGGCAGGCGGTCGGCAGTCGCAGTGGACTGGCCAAAGGTATCGCAGCAGCTCATGGTTAAAGCACCTTCTTGAGAGTGGCCAGCTTGGCGAGGGCCGAAGCCTGCGCGTCGGCCTTGGCCTTGTTTTTGTCTTCGGTGAAATCTACCGGATCGGCCTGCACACCAGCCCCGCCATGCTCATCAAGCTGGGCAAGAACAGTCTTCGGCATGGCATCAGCCAGCGCCTTCAGGTCTTCGGTCGCAACGTTCTGGAACTTGTCCGAAGCCAGCATGGCCTTCACTTCGGCAGTCGCGTCCAGTGCATTGATTTCAGCCTGCCGCGAATGAAAAGCCATCGCGTCGGCCATTGCCTTGTCAGCAGCAGCCTTAGCCGCAGCATCAAGGTCTGCCTGCGTAAACGTCGCAGCAGGTTCGGGATTGGTGGAAGTTGCCGCCGATCCCTGAGCAGTAATGTTACTCATGGTTGGTTTCTCCATAATTTGGTCAATAAGACCCAGTTCCAAAGCCTTGGCGGCAGTGAAATAATCGCCATCGAGAGCGGCGACGGCATCAACCGTCATGCCCCGGCGGCTTGCTACGTGATCGAAAAACAAACCCGCCTGCGCCTCTACATCGGCTTGCAGGCGGTCCTTTTCCTTGTCCGAAAGCGGCGCGTAGGGGCTGAATGCACCCTTCCAAAAACCGCTCTTGAATATCTGCCGGATGATCCCGGCGCTTTCGAGTGCCCGCGTCCGATCAAAGAACTCGACATAAACGCCAATGCTGCCGACTTCCGCACCTTCGCTGGCAACAATCTCGCTGGCAACACTGCCCAGCCAATAGGCCGCGCTATCCATCTGCCCGCTGGCATAGGTCGCAACAGGCTTGCCAGCAGCGGCAACCGCATCGAATGCAGCAACCGCTTGCGACAGGCCCGAAACATAACCGCCAGGGCTATCAATATCGAGCAACACGGCGGTTACATCGCCATCCTCGGCAGCGTTTTCGGCATACTTGACCAGCACGTCATAGCCAGTCATGCCCCAATCGCTCAGGTCATAGCCAAGGTTCGGCAGCAACAGGCCGCGCACCTTGATTGTCGCAACACCGCCTTTAACCGAATACCCCGGCTCGCCCAGCGCCTCAACTTCATGCATCGCGGCAAAGTCAACACGATCAAGCGCGGCCTCGAAATTGGCGCAGGCCATGACTTCGCGGCCCGCCTGCGCGAGCAACCCTTCGCGGGTTGGTTTATCCATGGTTATTCCTCTGGCTGTTCAACCACCTGATCGGGCGTCTGAACCGATTGGGTAGCCACCACGTCGGTGATAATTTTAAGCTTGGCCTCGGCGCTCATCTCAATGCCGCGCTGCGATGCCACAGTCTCAATTGCGTCCAGGATCATGTCGGCTTCATTCGCCCGGTCCATCACGACCTTTTCAAGATCGACGCCTTCAGCGTTCGCAATCTCGGTGCGGCTTGTGACACCGCTTGCCAAATTCTTCGCCGTCGCATTGGCAATTTTGACCGGATCAACATGAACCCGTTTCGCGCCCGTGAACTCGCAGCGCGCATAGGCTTCGCGGTTCGTAAAATACGGCTGATCGCCTAGCAGCGGCACAGTCCCGCGCGTCATCGCCTCATCAAGCCAAGCGCGATACATCAGCCGCGCCAGCTTATAGACATATAGCTTGCGCTCGATATTCGCGCCGTGTTCGTAAATGCCCAGCGACATTTGACCGGCGCTGAAATTGATGCCCTGAAAATCGCCGCTGCCCAGTTCGTAGCTAACGCCCATGCCGTTCGCGATCGACTTGGTGTAGCCCTTCGCATAATCGGCGCTCGTCTGGCTCGCCACCGGGGCCTGGAGGATGCTCGCGCTTTCCCCTTTGAACAGGTGCATCAAATGACCGCCGGTCAATTCGACATACCGCTGACCGCTGATCTGCTTTAGTATCCGGTCGCGTTCGGCCTGAATATTATCGGGGATCACAGGCCCGCCGCCCAGCGCAAACTCCGAAGATGTCTGCACCGATGCCGCGCCAGACAGCATATCGGCAATGCTCTCCGGGTCTTCGTCCGACGTGATCGCCATGACGTAATTCGCCGCAATGATATTCTTGTCTAGGTCCGCTTCCTTGTAGCGGTCCAATTGCTTAAGCGTCTTTAGAACCGCTGCAATCCGGCTGATCCCGCGCGGATATTCCGGCAGCAACGGCTCATAAATGTGATAGATCTGAAGCCAGTTGAACGCGCTGTAACGCGTGACGCGGTTGTAGGTCTTATTCGAGAAACTCTTGCGCTGGCCCGCCGCCGCCTGCTCAATGTGATACGCCGTCGCTGCGCCGTAATCGTCAAATTCGATCCCGTGAAAAACGCGGGTAGCATCAGCTTGAAGCTTGCTCGGCGTCTTGACCCGGTGCGATGAAAACAGATTGAAACAGGTGTTGTAGCCAATCGGGGATGGTCGCCATTCGCGGCTAGTCCACATTTCCCCGGTCATCAGTTTCGAGCGATAGGCCGCGCGCAAAAATTGCGTTAAATCCATCGACCTGTCGGCGGTGATCCAATTCTCCGGGCTATAAGCCCAGCGATGGAATTCGCCTTCAACCGTGCTCTGCCATGCCATCGCAGTTTCGCGAGTGACGCCCAGATATTCGTAATCGGGCAGCGCCTGCAACGCGACTTTTGACCCGACAACCGTATCAACCTGCTTTTCGATCAGGCCGCGCATCAAGTCATTGTTGCGATACAGGTCATAGACCCGCGCTTCGATCTTGTCCTTGGCGCGAAGGTCCGCATCCAGCAGGTCAAGTTCCGCCCGCCAAAGCATGATCGCCTTGTCGAACTCGTCCACGGCCTGAAAGCCGCTGGACATAGTGGGCATACTCATCGGCGGCACCCGCAGCTTGAAGCGCCGCACAACCGGCAACGGTGATCGCCGGGAACCCAGCAAATGCGGGCGCGCGGGCGGCTAATGGCAACAGGCGGAGGGCAACCACCGCAGGCAGAACAAAGCGCGTGGTAACGGTCGCGCTCAGCCCGCAATTCCTCCAGCGATGCAAAGCCGCCGTATTGAAAACTCTCTTCGCCGACCCGGTAGCCAGTCATCCGGCCTTGGGTCAGCGCCGCGACAAGCGCGTTCTCCAGCTTGGCGTAAACCGTGCAGGGATGCTCAAGCGGGTAGCAGTCAACGGGCGGCGGCTCGCAAGGGGGACAACTCGCCATGTTGTGTCCCCTTCAGGCAATAAAAAACCCGCCGGGTTAGGGCGGGCGATTGGCATCATAATAATTGGATCAGTCAGCGAACAAGTAGCGGCCCTGTCGGCCACGGTGCAGCTTGATGTAGGCTTTTGCTGCTAGGGCCATCACCAGGGTGTCGAGACTTTCGTTCCTGAGCTTCTTTTCGTTCGTAAAAACTACACGATCACGCCCGTCATAACGGCGGATTTCCATCTTTTCAGCGGTCAGTTGCTTTGCGTAATCCTTCGGCAAGCGGGCCTGCGCCCAGATGCGGAAATAACCGCGCTCCTGATCGAAATTCCTGATCGCAGTGAATATCTTTTGCTTAAGGACGTTCACGCCAATTGAATAGAATACACTGCCTGATACGCCCTTGTAGGTTCCGGGCTTGTCGGCAATCTCATAGACCGCTGCACCGTTGCCATTCGTTCCTACAAACACGCCAGACTTGCGGTTCGCTTGTATGAACTTGTGCACCATGGTCGTGAAATGACCTTGGGTGTCCATGCACGCATTGATGACCGGCAGTTCCCGGTTGCCACACTGGAACCGCGCCGCCAAAACGTCTCGGCCCATTTCCAGATAAATGCCGGGTGCCGACATATCGCCGCGATAAATTTCGTAACCCAAAACCGTCATGCCGCCGGTCTGATCGTGACCGACATACTGAACCTCTAGCCGGTCGTCCTGAACGTCGATCCCGGCTGTAACCGCAATCACGTCGCTGATATCTTCGACAGGTATCATCCCGTCGATCACTTCAGCCGTCAGCGTCCCGCTGTGCTTAATGTTCCAAGTCTGGCCGAGCGTCGTGTTAGTGAAAGCTTGAAGCTTCCCCATATCGCCCTGCGCGTCATACCACTCTTCGACAATCTGCGCCCACGGGCTGAACGGCGAATAAGCCGACCAGCACTTGAACGCGATATGGCGCGGCGGCGTAACAGGCTCGCCTTCGCGCTCCCACGTTATCGCATCCCGCGTCCGATACCCCCGCTGGCCGAGCCAATATCCAGTAGCACAAGCCTGCGCTAAATCCCCATTCTGCCATCCGCCACCGCAGTGCTTACAAAAGTGCCGCACAGTGGAAGGATCACGCCCTTCCCACTTGAACCCAAATGGGCTGTCTTTTCCGCCCCATTCAATCGGGCTGAACTCATGGCAAAGCGGGCACTCGGCTTGATATTCCAGCACGTCAATCGCAGCCGCCGCAGACTTCTCAATCGCGCTGAACTCTGCAACCGTCGGTGTGCTGATCTGAATTTGTTTCTTGAAAACGCTATTCTTAACCCGGCCCCAGCTTAGCGTGGTCGGTGAACCTTCCCGCCCTACGTCCGCTTGCATCCCGTCCAGTTCGTCCAGGATTACCGCGTCCAACGTCAAGCGCCGGAAGCTGTTCGGGCTATGCGCGCCAAGGTAGTAAGCGTTGCACCCCCGGAAAGCCTTATAGCTTAGCGTGTTCTGGCTCGACTTATCAGCATGGTTCAACAGCGCGCCATGCCAAGGCTCGCAATCGCGTATGCTCGTTTCAACTTCCGACTTCACGAATGACAATGCATCCGAAGCCGTCGGCTGATAAAACCCAATGTTGCGCCGCTTGTGCGCGGTCAGGTAAGCGTGAACGCCCACCAGCATTTTCGTGCCGCCAAAACGCGCAGACTTGAAAAAGTCCACACGCTCAATCGCGTCACTGCCGAACGCATTCAGGATCGCCCGCTGCACATCCGTTGTTTTCCAACGGCCCGATGTGTTGCTGCTTTCACCCGGCAAATAGAAATGTTCGTCGCACCAGTCAGCGCAATCAATCGGCGGAGGAACGCGGACCAGCTCGCCAACGCGGTCCGCCAGAACCGCAGCCGACTGCATCACTCCTCCGTCTGGCTGTCCGCAGCCTTGTTACGCGCCGCCGCCAGACAGTCGGCAATCACCGCCAGCACGTCTTGCGGAATATCAGGGCGGGCCATCTTTACTCGGCTGACCATCGCATCAAGTTCATCGCACATCGCCCGCGCTTTTCGGCCCCAAACACGCTCAACGTCCGAAGCGCGGATTAGCAAGCCCTCAGCTTCGTCATTCTGAATGCGTAGCTTCCGGACCTCTTCCGCCAGCTTCTCAGCCTTCAATGCTTCACTATCTTCCAGCGATGCCCCAAGCCCGGTGTCGCGCAGCTTCTGCACAACAAGGTTGACGCACTTAGCCCAAAAGTCTGCAAGTTCGTATTCAATACGGCCATCGCCCTGCCGATTGGCCACCGAACGATCCGCAAGTGTCTTGTCTGCAATCCCAAAAATGCGCCGAATTTCACGGGCGCTGCACCAGACTTCGCCAGCGTTGCCATGTAGCTTTTCAGCCATAACTAACTCCAACGCGAAGGGGGGCTAATCGCAAAAAGCGATTGCAGTTTCGTCAACTTCCAAAAATTTCGAACATTTTCAGAGCGAATGATCGACAAGTTACCAGAT